ATACAGCAAGAGAAATCCGGGCCCCATTCCCATCCTCCTGCTGAAGATCCCGTGCGTCCACCCACAGCTCCTTCCTTTCCTCCCCAGGCTGCCTCAGGTCTACGGTCATGATTACCCGATCGGCTCCCTCTCCGGCTCCTGCCACATAGGCGAAATTTTTGTAGGAGCTGCTGTTTCGGTTGTAAACCACGTTTCGGATGTTGTAAAAAGAATTGGAAAATATGGCCCAGCTGTTTACATCCTGGCTGTCCCGCCGGTCCTTTCCCTGCCACACCTCAAAGGCAAGGTCATTGGTCAGATAATCATAGCGAACTCTGTGACTAATCTCCATCGTATTACCAATTTCAAACAACTTCTCGCTCAAATTATCGCCGGTTGTCTGGAGTTCCACAGAGCCCCCCACACCCTTTACCTCCCCCAACCGCAGGTGCTTTATCTTCCGGTCACTCTCAGACGGTTCAATGGCTGTACCCTGCACCAGACTGCGCATGGCTGCCTCCACATTTCCCGTAAGCCTTACGGTCGCTTCGATTACCCGTTGTGCCAGAAGCTTCTCAGCAAAATTACCTTTTGCATAGACTCCCCTCTCCCCATTATCAGCCTGGGAATAATTCACCTCATCTATCACTCCTAGCTCATCCGCATCATTTCGATATAGATACCGCCCCATATTCAGCAGGGAAAAGTAATCCTTAGAGGTGTAAAGTTCAAAGCATCCCAACTTCTCGTACCTCCTCACCCAGATTAATGTCCGGAAGAGAGGGATACTTCCAAGGGTCTCAAAATTTTTATCCAATACAATCAAACGCATGCTATACCCCCAAATACAGCGGCGTATAAAACAGCCGCACATCCAGATTCGAATAATTCTCATCTGCGTCATACTCCAGATAGTTGCTCCCCACGGCCAGTTCGAAAGGTTCCGAGAGGCGGTCTATCTTCTGATAGGTATTGACGCCGTTCAGTTCCACCACCTGGTGCCGGTTGTTGGTATCCACAAGCAGGACATCCCCTTTTTGCATATCCACTTTTACCCGGAAGAATTGTCCTGTTCCCAGCAGCGTGATTTTGGGATTCTTCACGCTGCCGCGCTTGGCCGTAAACTGGATCTGCAGCCCGCAGGCCACATCCCCGTCATTCGGAAGAAACACCTCCTTGGACAACGTCCGATAGCCGGCAATCTGCCCCGGGAGCGCCAGGCCTTTGTAGGGAGCTGGGACCTGCACCTTCTGTTTTACAACCCTCCAGGGGAATGTTAGCTGCTTACTGATCTCGGCCATATTCCGGCCAAAATTATCAATATTTTTCAGAAAAGGATCCGGGCACATCAGATCAACCACAATCGCCAGTTGGTTATGGACATTAGCCGAAGCCACAAACTTCCAGCCCTCCAGCTCATACTCAATATTTCTTGTCACTCCGCTGTGGGTCACTGTCATTTTTCCGGCATACTTAGGATTAAAAAATTTAATAATCCGCTGCCGGTTGGCCTCATTATTTTTGTCATCCCGGAAGGTGGCCTCTATGTGGACGGGACGGTTTTTAATCCGCTTTCCGTCCACCGTAGAGCCATCCACAAGGGCATTATCGGTAGTGCTGACCTCCAAATCCGACGATTCCAGGCCCGTAATCTTTGTGATGCCAAACTCCCTCTTTTCTCCGATTACGGATTTCCCAAACCGCAGAGACTTTCCATTGCATTCCAGGAGTACATCTATAAAATTCATTACTTCACACCTCCTAACAGATTCCTGGCAGCCTCCCTTTGTGCCTTGCTTGCCTCCGCAGGTGTGACAACCGGGACATGATAATTATTTTCCTGTTCAATGTGCTGATCTACATAAGTATCACCACCTCCTTTCGGATATTCCATATCAGCAGTATGTTCAGCCTTCGCCCGGGTGCGCACGGTAATTCCTCCGGTCTCAATGGCCACCGCCGTCTGCATCCGGCCGGCCAGCTCCTCCATTTCTGCCTCCATTCGGTTCTGCAGCTCGGGCATAGCCTTTTCCACGCCATCACCAATGCCAGGAGGAATCCACTGCCCCACCTTCTGGTCAAACACTTTAGAAGGAGACGCAATACCAAGCGCATCTTTCACTCCCCGTAAAAGGTCATTCGCTAAACTTTTAACCTTATTAACCAGCCAATCCCAACCATTGCTGATGCCATTCCAAATACCAGATACGATATTTGAGCCGATTTCCTTAAACTTAGACGGCAGCTCTTTCACCCCGTCAACAAGCTTTTCAACAACCCCGCGAGCCGCTTCCGAAGCTTTCCGTTTCAAATCGGACGCAAAACTTGTCACCTTTGCAATGGTATTTGTCAGCCAGGTCCAAACCTTCCCGGGCAACTGCTTAAACCAGTCTATCACTGCATTGATAGCATTCTGGGCCGCAGTTCCTACCGCAGACAGCAAATTCTTTCCCCATTGAATTGCTTTGTTCACTGTGTCAGTCAGCCAGGTCCAGATTTTACCGGGAAGCTGCTTAAACCAGTCTATTACTGCATTGATAGCATTCTGAGCTATTGTTCCAATAGTAGAAATTAGATTGGTTCCCCATTCGATAACGGTGTTCACAGCGTCAGTCAGCCAGGTCCAGATTTTACCAGGAAGCTCTGCAAAAAAGCTTACAATGCTGTCAATAATTAAGGGGACCTCTGTAGTGACCCAGTTAATAAGGTCACTTCCCCATTTGATAACCGATCCGATTGCATAACCTAACCAGTAGGCAATCTTGTTAGGCAGGGTGGAAAAGAAAGAGGTAATGCTGTTAATCACATTGCCTATTGCATCTCCCGCAGTCTTAAGCAGACCGCTTCCCCAATCTTTTACCTTCGTTACGACACTTTCCAGAAAGCCGCCAATCTTTTCAGGCAAATCAGAGAAAAACTCAGCAATCGCATCTATAAATCCACTGACAGCATCCGGAATCCCCTTAAAGAAATCCACAACGGCGGTACCGATGCCCACAAAGAAATCCACAATCTGATTCCAGTGGTCTTTTATCACCACAACCAAAGTGGCCACCGCCGCCACAATTCCGGCCACCGCTCCCGCTACTGCGGCCGGTGCTCCCAAAATAATGGCACCCACTGCCGCAATGGCCGTCCCCAGAACCATCAGCGCTTCCTTGACCCAGTCAAAACCATTTTTCAGCATGTCAAAGAAATTGACGATAGCCAGGACCGCGCCGCCAATCACTGCTGAAATTCCGGCCACCGTAGAGCCGATACCAGCTATGACAGTCTTAACAGTGGAAAATACGGAGCCTATCTTTGATATGATGCCGGCCAGCTTAGGAAACTCCAGTGCAAGAACCTCAGAAAAGGTTCCGGCACCTCCTGCAAGAAGCTGAAACCCCTCTACCAGCTTAGGCACAAAACCCAGTGCGCCCTTAAGGGAGCCGGCAAACGTACTGATCACAGAGATAACCGCCTGTAAATTACTTGCCGCAGCCTTTGCTGTGCTGATGATAACCATAGCCGCAGCGATAGTCCCTAAAGCCTCCCCAAGAGTTTCCATAGTGGCCGGGTCTGCCTCATTCAAAACTCCAAAAATGCCCTCAACAATGTCGATGACACCTTCGACAACCGGTTCAAGTGTAGAGCTAAAACCCTCAAACAGCCCGCTCAAAAACGCTCCCAGAGAAGGGAACTCCTCCCCAATTCCCTCAATAATTCCCTGGATAATGCGCTTTCCAGCATCAATAAAATCCGGGGCGCATTCCACAATGCATGTGATAATATTCCCCACACACCGGGCCGCCGCCCGCCCTATTTCCGGCGCCCCCTCCGCCAGGCCGTCCGCAATTTTGCCAGCCAGCACAATGGCCGTCGTCCAGATATCACCCGTACAGCTAAAAAGCCCCGTAACAAGGGATGTAATCAAACCAGCAGCCGCATCACCAATGGATGGGCTGGATTTCAGAGAATCACAGAACGAACTCACAAGGCTGGTTGCTGCATCCACCAGATCCGGGGCCGCATTGGCTACACTCTCCACAATCCGAGAAAGAATGCCGCCAAAAGTAGTCACCAGGCTGTCAAGCCCTCCGTCATTGAAAGACTCCTGGAGCTCCTGAACCATTGCCTGGGCCTCTTTCACAATGTCCCTGCAAGGAACCTGCATATTTTCATATAGAGAAATGCCCAGTCCCTCAAGCCCGGATTTCAGAATGGTAATCTGCCCACGCAGATTATCGCTCATGGTCTCAGCCATTCTTGCAGCCGCACCGTCACAGTGATAAATAGACCTTTCCAGCTTCTGGAAATCATCATCAGATGCATTTACAATGGCCAGCAGGCCAGACATTGCCTCTTGTCCAGCCAGGGAAGCTGCCAGTTCCGCTGCCTCAGCTTCAGATAATCCGTCAAAGCCAGCCCGGAGATCTGCCATAATCTCATTCAGGCTTTTCATTTTCCCATGATCATCCGTCAGGGAGACTCCCAGCCTGTTCATGGCATTTTGGACTTCCCTTGTAGGCTTCGTGAGCCGGCTCATCATGGAACGGAGGGAAGTACCGGCTTGGGAGCTCTTGATTCCAGCATTAGCCATAAGGCCGATGGCCAGGGCGGTATCCTCAGCAGTGTACCCCAAAGCACCGGCAACGGGAGCCACGTACTTAAAGGTCTCCCCCATCATGCCCACATTCGTATTGGCATTAGAGGATGCCTGAGCCAGAATATCCGCAAAATGCGTAGAATCCTTTGCCGCCAGACCAAAAGCCGTCAGAGCATCCGTCACAATATCCGATGTCGTTGCCAGCTCTTCCCCGGATGCCGCCGCCAGGTTCATGATCCCCTCAATACCGGAAAGCATATCCTCCGTTTTCCAGCCGGCCATGGCCATATACTCAAAGGCATTGGCGGACTCCGTAGCGCTGAATTTGGTGGAGGCGCCCATCTCCTTTGCCTTTTCCTTAAGCGCATCCAGCTCCCTACCTGTAGCTCCGGAGATAGCCTCCACCTTTGACATGGCTCCTTCAAAATCAGAGCCTACCTTGACAGCAGCAGCCCCAAGACCTCCAAGGGCAGCAATGCTTCCTTTCAAAATATCACTGGTAGCCTGCAACCCTTTCTGTGCAATACTGCTTAAGGATACAATTCCTTTCTCAAACCCCTTGAAATCTATAGCAGTATCAAATTTTAAAGAGCCATCATAAGCCAATGCTTTTCACCTCTCTTTATGGTCAAAAATCATCGGCTCCCATGGCTCTACTTGATCTGTTTTCCATCCTTTATTTTAATCTCAAAAACGGCGTGACAGCTTCGGCCCTTACAGGCCACCATCACGCCCTTACACTCCGCCTCTCCTGTATACGAGACAGGCATTTTATATCCACATATCGGGCACTGTACCCGGACAAAGCCTTTTATTTTCTCAATATCATTCACCCCCCTACAGCACCCCGGACAGGTCCCCGCCATTCAGGAGCGCATTCTCAATCGCCGTCTGCCTGTCATCCTCTTCCTTAGACAGAGGCAATGCATACAAGCGCTTCATTTTTCGGTAAAAATCTTTCTGCTCCTTTGACATCTTGTCATTAATATCCATACTGCGGTACTCCATGACCCGGACAAACTCACAATCCTTTGGCAGAGATTCAAAGAGGAATCGAAACTTCCACCAATGCATATATTCCATGTCCTGGAGGTCTATTCTATATGCCAGCAAAAAAGCAGCGTAGATAAGGCCGGCATCATGCTCAAAGGAATATACCTGGCTTTTCCCCCGTCTGGCGGCCATGCGCTTTTGCTGTGTAGTCTCTTCCCTGCCGCATCGGTAAAACCACAAAGCAGCATCCACCGCAGCGCTCAAATTATCTGGGATAACCGGGTAATATAGGCCAAGAGCCTTCCGTACCCTTGTTTCAGTATCCAGATTGGCATCCTGCATCATTAATTCAAAAAGGATAGAAATCCGAAAATTAGTACGAATTTCTATCCTCTTCCCATCCACCTCCACCAGATCCGGATACGTCATATCATCAATCAGGATATTCAACGTTTTCCATTCTTCCCCTGATTTTTATGTCCTGCGGCGTAATGCTGGAAATTCCGGGAGCCCTGCTTCTGCGCCTGGCGGATGTCTCTCTCAGCCTGGCGTCTCTCTGCCCGGTTGGGGGTGTACTTATCCTCGATCTCGTCAAGCTCTGCTCTGGCATCTATAGCACCCTGGGCCATGATACCAAAAGCCTCCATGTGATCACGGATATTCGCCTTACCCTTAAAGATTTTCTGGGCGGTGCCGGCACCAAACAGGGCATCAAAGAAATTATCCACGATCCGGCACTGAATCCGGAGAGCGTCAGCAGTACTCTTTCCCTCATACTGCTTAGGCTCCTTGATATCCGTTGCTACTTTCTCATTCTCCCGCTCGTATATCTCAAGCTGGTCTGCGTCAAAAAAATCATATTCAAGCTCTACGCCAAAAATATTCATATATCATTCCTCCTGTTGATTAAACTCTGGTTACATGGAGAGGGGCATTACGCCCCTACTCCTGGTGTGTCAGGCCCCGCAGCCAATGGAGTAAACGTCTTAGTCTCCGTATTGAACGTACCGTCAATGGGATCTCCTACGGCGTTCAGATTCCCGGCCACGGCGATCTCATCCTCTCCGCTAATGCTGGTAATCTCCGCAGATACCGTAAACAGCCTCGCCTTAAACTCATTCTGTTTATTTTCCACCTTATCCCAGAGCTCCGCTCTGACATACTGAAATTCCGCGTCAGAGCCTGTCAGATGATTCCTTCCAACCTTATAAAGAGCCAGGACCGCCTCCTGCTGGATAATCAGGTCGGATTCAAACGGGAACACCGTTTCATAACTGGTAATAGAGGAAGAGCTTGCCGCCTCATTCACATATTTCTTTTTAGAGGTCTGCGCCCCAGGGTTCTCATCCAGCGTGGTAAAGCCAGTCCCCATCAAAACGAAGGACGGTGTTTCCTCCGTCTGGATATTCAGATAATCTGCAAACTCATGCCTCTTCGTCACATTCCTTTTATTATTTTTCTCACTCATTTTTAGGTGCCTCCTTAAAATATTTCAACTGCAGCTGGACCTGATAGAATGCATTTTCCATTGTGGCATCCAGCATAAAACCCGGGGCAAACACAGACAAAGCTTGAGCTTCGCAGCCCGGGGGCATCTCGGGAAGGTTCCCTCTCCTGCTTTGCTCCTCTACCCAGTTACAAAACTCCTCATAAAAGCTTTCATTTTGAATCGCCATGATCCGGTCCATGGAATAAGCCTCCCGGCTATTAAAGTTGAACTGGTATTGCCGGATACTGGAGCCATCCACATATCTCTTTAAAACAGGAGAAGTAATGCCTGTCTCAAGTGCATATTCCACCGGCTCACTCCCCAGCGCATTCACCCGGAAAACCCCATCCTTGAGAAGAGGGCAATCCAGAAAATAAGCTGCCAGCCCTTCCATAATTGACTTAACCATTTTTACCCCCTCTTCTTTAACATCCTCTTTGCTCCAGACAAAATATCATGTCTATGGGCTGTTTTCATCCTTTCAAACCATTTGGAGCCTCGGCGTGAATCATAGGGCCTGGACTGCGCCGTCCTATAATACTGAAAACGTGCATAAGGCATTGTGTATTGTACAAGTCCACTTCCCAGCACAGTACCCACTTTTCCACTCCTTACCAGCATCCCCGTCCGAAAAGGTATCAAAGGCTGACAATAACGCAAAACTTCATTATCAACGAAAGCTTGTACATCATTAAATTGACTACTCATCTTGGCCCCAAAATCTGGCCGAAACGCAAGTGTAGCCATGCCATTGGGCAATATCACCTTTTTTGCATGAGGTGTTTTAACATGAAAAGTTGCCATTACTTTCCTCCAATCCGCCAGTGCCTGGTGAAGAGACTGCCGCCCAGGGTATTATCCGCATACTCCGTGATACGAATCAGCTCAAATCCCTGCTCCTTTGCATAGGCGGCCAATTCATCCTCATAAAGCTGTACCTCTTCCCCTGTAAAAGCTTCCCGAATAAGCAAATCCTCCTTCCGGATCGTCCAGTGCTTCAAAGCCTCCCCAACCTCTAGCCTTTCATACTCCACACAGGGAAGATAGGCCCGGCCATCCTGAATCCGAGCCTTAAAGGGAATTCTGATTTTATACTGGACATCACTGCTCCAAACCCCGTTATTAGTAACCGTGGCCCCCTTTGCCTCCACATAGGAAACGCCCCGGATCACCGTAGGGATAAAAAGCTTTCTCCGTGTCGCCTTGTCCGTCCTGCCATTAAAGACAGTCACAGCATCCATATTTGCGATCATGCTTGCACCCCGCCTTCCGTGAAAGCCAGCCTGTAGGAAGCAGCCGGATCCGGATCATCTGATACATGCACCGTTTCACATACTGCTCTACAGTCTCCTCATCCTTCCGGGCCACAACAAACGCCACAGCCAGGCCGTCCTTACTTTCAGACTTTAGGTTCCCGCCCTGCTCCTGTTCCTGGCCGGCAGCATAGCAGGCATCCGCAGCAGCACAGACAGCGTCCTTTACAACATCTGCCTGTGCCTCATCCGCGAAAATATCACCGTTCGCATAAGTCAGGTAACGGATGTATGTTTCCGCCTCCCTGACTGCTCTGGGGAATGTTTGTTCATCCAGGACAACACCCCCATATGTGTCAGAATAATATGCAAAATCAACATACACGCTCCGTCACCCCTTTCCTTACGCTTCCTGTGCTGCCAAAAACTCCGCAATAATCTCAGCCTTAGCCGTCTTTGTAATTGTATATCCCTTAGTTGCAGCAATGGCTTTAATCTGGTCAATCGTCATAGCCTCAAGTTCCGCCTGTGTATAGGTGGGCTTGACCGGCTCCGTGGCCGTCAAAAGGGAGAACGGGCAACGCTTTGTCGCATCCGGAACCATTGTGTTGATGGGGTTCGGAATCTCCCAGCCCAAACGCATCACCGCACGCAAAGCTACCATGTCATTCTGCATCAGGTTATACAGGATATCTCCGGAATCCGGATCCTGAATCACACCCTGGTCAAAAATCTTAAAAGTAATGTCCTGGCGGATAGAATAACACAGCTCGGAAAAATCTCCGGAAATCATCAGGGCCTTTCCACGGTCAAAAGCTCCATTGCGGGGGAAGTTCATCGGGGAACCATCCAGAGTATACGTTGTGCCAGACTGCATATCAGATTTAAACACAGGCTGCCCTGTGGTATCTTTCAGGCCCCGCAACTTTGCCCTCATGGTAATATCCGCCATATGGCCGTTAACAAAGTATCCACTTTCCTCAACCTTGGCAATTACTCCGCCTTCACCCAGAATAGAATCATACAGGTCAGAGCCAAGCTTCACATAAGAGCCAGCCTTGACGGCTGTGGTAACCACATCGTCCCGCCATTTCTCCGGCTTATCCGCACCAAACAGGACAGCTCCGTCAATCTTCTGGCCAAAGGCCTCCACCAGACGGGGCCGAACCTCTCCCCAGATATCATAATCCGCATCGTCAAGCACAGCCTCTGCAATGGGAACAATCACTGCAATCTCCTCTGCATAAATCTTTTTCTTGCCCCACTTCATGGTGGTCACCTTCTTCTTTGCAGAGCCACCCTCCCCATTCACAAAATACGCAATGGGGAGCAGGTCCAACACAGGCATACTTGTCTGCGCAGAGGTCATATTAGCAAGCCGTTTGCCCCGCTGCAATACGGCTGACTGCTCCACCACTCCCTGAATAATCTCACGGGATTCCTGAACCGGAATCAGGGCTTCTGCATCGCCCCTGGTGATAGAAGTCCCTCCGGTAAACAGCTGTAAATTAAAAAGTTTCTTGTCTTTGTTCATATTCCTTTTCTCCTTTCTTTATCTTCCAAACGCAGAACGAATGGAAGCGTTGATGGAA